GGTGTCACCTAGCACAGTTAAGATCAAGTAGAAGACTGTGCTACCCCGCCACCTTCAGGTGCGGGGTTGGAAACAGGCTCAATAAATGAGCCTGTAACGAGACCGAGCTTTTCAGCTTCGGCTCGATTGTTGTCATCCGACATAAAGTCAACAAGAGCCCCTGGGTCATTGTTGAAACGGCTACGCACTTCCGCAGGAAGCTGCATAAACGCCTCATTAGCCTCGATAACCATATTCATAGCGGTCTGATAATCAGAAACCGCCGTAAAGTCACCATAACGAGGCACACGAACGTTGTTGGGCAACTCTCCAGTTAGCCCAAAACGACGGACGATAGTGTTGATATCACACTCATCGCGAGCATGTTGTTGAGCCAAAGAAGGCTCAAAACATGCAAGACCGCCAGCATCGCTGGCTTCCATAGTGTCATAGTTGTACGGAGTACGCAAGAAAACTTTAGTCATAAAAACCTCATTTCAAAGAACGGAACAAATCCAACAAAAACTTAGCCATAGGAAGAGCCTCCTTCGATGTACGGCCAAAATTATCAAGAGCCTGTTCAACCGCCAACTGGTTCTTCAACAAACCAGTTTCGGATTGCACTTTCTCCATCATCACATACATTTGCTTACGCAAAACAGACTTATTCTCAGTATCCTGAGCAATATTAGCAGCCTCCTCAGCAAGCTTCTGAATAGTAAACTTAATCTGATCGGCCTCCAATGGAATCTTCTTAGTACGCTCCTTAATCTCAGCAACAGATGCATCAATCTGTTCAAGCATATGCCTAGATTGTTCAGCTGAAGCTAAATGCTGTTGAGCAGCAGCTTCAGTAGAAACACCTTGCTGATAAGCAGAAGAAGCAGCCGAAAAAGGATTCTGAAAAGTAACCTGTTGAGCAGTAGGCGCAGAACCAGGACTCTGTTGATAAGCCAACATAGGATTCAATCCAGCAGCTTTTAAATCAGCAACTTGAGTCTGATAACGAGAAGCATACTGAGCAGCAGACCATTCATTAGCAGTATCAGCACGCGCAGCATTAGCAGAATTAGTATCAATTCCACCGCCAACAGTGGCACCAGCAGCAGCACCTGGTGCACCACCAAGCATACCACCAACACCTGCACCTATAAGACCACCTAAACCACCTAAATCCATATAAACCTTTCTCCTTAGAAGAAACCTATCGGTTTCTCCCAAGGGATAAAAAAAGACAATTAGAAATGGTCGATCAAACCAGGTACAGAGTACATAGGCATAGGTCGAGCAATACGATTCGAGAAAAAGGTATCACACAAAAACTGCTGACCATTAGCAGAAGCACCAACAGCCAAAATACGATCGACAGGAGGACTCTCCTTAATAAACGTATCGTTTAGGGTAGGCAAACTGGTAAATTTTTGAGCAAGATGCCAACCATCAATAGTTCCAGCACTTGTAGACTTAAACAAACCAGTAATAAGCGCGGGGTTGTAACGATACTCAGCCCAACGTTCTTGATAACCAAATACATCGTTATCAGTACTAGTACCTGTAACATAAATTTCCTTATTCAGAATAGCTTGCTCACCAAGCATAGCAAAAGCAGGGAAGTAGAAGTCATACCGAGTAGAACGACTCCACATACGGCGAATACCTTGTTGGTAAGTAAGATCCGCCCGAACTGAAACCAGTCCAATGATGACACCATGTTCTGTGAAGGATTGCGTAAATCCATGACCATGCGCCAGGCCTGTACCCATAGCTGCGAGATTACCAAGCGGCGTTGTCGTACCGGAAGCGTTAGAGCCCGAAGTTTGTGCGATGGGGTTAATCTGAATGGGTGTACTACCGCCACCAAGATACTCAGGACGCTGTAAACGATAGTCAGGGTTACGAACCCCGAAATGACTAAAAATGAGTTCAGTATAGCGTGTACCACCACGAGCATCCCTTTCAAGGAGTTTCTGAATTTGGAAAGATTGACGCAACTGATTAATAGTTGCAGCAGTAGCAGTAGAAAGGTCAGCGTATAAGTTAGCCATCTGGCCAGAAGCAACAGCAGAACCACCCGAAGAAGTGCCATAAGTTGAGTTGGCATACCAAGGGTCAGCACCTGTAGAACCATCTACATAAGGATATTTACCATCTAATCCAGCAGTACCAGAAAATTGAGAAAACTTAACTTGAGCAGATGTACCTAATGGTAAAGAAACTGCCGCACCTTTCTGAGGCCAAGGCAAAGCACCTGTAAAGTAATCCTTACGCTTACCACGCTTAAGCAAAGAATAATCAGTATAAGTATCAGGGCCATCACCTTTATTGACGGTAACAGAATTCTGTAAGTTTTCATCGCGATACCACTGGTTATAAATCAGATTCAAAGCACGCAGATGTAAAGCACTATGTGTAACAGTCTGACCAGCAGTTACCTGTCCGACAGTAGGTAAACCCATATAGTCAAAAACAGAGCCAACGGCATAACCACCAGCAGGAGATGTAACAGTAGGAACAACATAAGAAATTGAGTCACCGGGATTATCCTGTTCACCCATAAATTTCTGCCAATTGTTCCATATCAAACGATTAGGAACAAAAAAGAAATGACTATCAAGAGTCAAATTATCCATAGTTGGATAAAGAGGAGTAGCCAAACGAGTAAACGCAGTCATACGCAGATTAAACGTATCACCAGGCAAAGCCTCATCGACATAAATAGGAATTAAATATCCAGCATCAAAAGTAGTCTTATGAGCAGTTTCAATCTTAAAAGAACTACGAGGAATATCAGCGCGAGGAATCATCGCGAATTGGTGTGTAGACACCGACTTGTTCATGTGCATTTAAAAGCTCCAAAAAAAAAGGGGGGACATGCCCCCCGAAGTTTACACCTTAACAGACTTACCCAAAGTCAAGAGTTTAGGTTGAGAGTGGCACTCGATAATACCAGTAGAGTCATCATAGGTACCAAGCTCAAACAAATCAAAATCATCAGAGTGATGATACATCTGGTTATCAGTAGCCTCACGGTTAACTTCATCAGAAAAACTACGGATAGCCAAACCAACAGAAGGAACAAACAAAGGACGGCCATAAGCATCAGCGGCACGATCCTTGACAGAGCAAATGATATTAATCATGAATTTTCTTTCAAATAGTTACGAACAAACTCAAGTTGCGAAGCGATTAAGGACTCTTTAGCTTTCAAAAGCCTTAACAACTTAGCTGCATGAACTATATCGCGAATTGCGATAATTTGAGGGTCTTTCGACATTGTATTTTCCAATCAAAAAAGTTAATCAATAGAACGTTTCAATCGTCCAAGTTTTGCATCAAGAACTTGTTCCTTAACAGCCAACCGCTCATCGGTGTTGTCATCGAATCGGGATTGAGCATCAATAAATCTCTCCAACTGGAGGGATTCAAAGGCTTCGGGAAAGTCCTCAGCAAATTTCTTGTCATAGTACTTAGGAGGCTTAACCTCACGTCCATTAACAACAACATAATCATGGGGATAAACATCAGAATGGAACCTCTGGTACCAACCATAGCCGATCCCCGGCTTAAGAGACATACGATTAAATTCAGGAGTTCGATCCTTTATCTCGCCAGTCTCCATATCAGTCGTTTCATAGTGGTCACCCACACCACGACCAGTACGTTTCTTCATTACATAACGAGCAACGTAAGCAGCGGACTCAAAAGATACATCACCAATGGAACTATAACCAAAAGGCCAAATATCCTCCAAGGATTTTGACCTAAAGATAAGAGAACCCGAAGGAGTACGTTTCCAAACAGTACGATCTGGGAAGTTAAAACCGAAAATGCAAGCATGAAAATGTGGCCTTTCAAATTTTTCACCATACTCACCAGCCATATAAAAACGGATAGTAGAGTCCTTATAGCGCTTTCTCAAGCGCTTCATAAACCTCTGGAAGTCTCCATAGTTTAAAGACCTATCAGTAGGACAATGGTCATTGTCATAGGTCAAAGTAATGAAGCAGTTCTCCTCATGGAGACTTGCTTCATGCATACAGCGTACCGCCCAAGCGCGGCTACGCTCAAGGCGACACCCGTAACATTGACCACAAGGAAGGGAAAGAGACCTTACGATATCTCCCCGCTCCTTAAAAACTATAGAACCATCCGAAGTCTGCCAAGCAGGAATCAGATGAAAACAAGCCATTACAGTCTATAACCACCGCGCATAGGCGCCGGAGCCAAGTTCACCGACTTAGTACGATGATGAGCAGAATGGAATTGACGAGCAGATTTGCCCTTAGATACAGATTTACGTTTAAGCGGATTCATTGAAATACTCCAAGTTACTTTAAAAAGGTGTCACCTAGCACAGTTAAGATCAAGTAGAAGACTGTGCTACGTCGCCGCCAGTTGGCGCGACGTTGGAAACAGGCTCACTAGATGAGCCTGTAACGAGACCGAGCTTTTGAGCTTCGGCTCTGTTGGAATCATCAGAGATGAAATCGACCAGAGCACCTGGATCGTTATTAAAACGGCTACGCACTTCCGCAGGAAGCTGCATAAAAGCCTGATTAGCCTCGATAACCATATTCATAGCAGTCTGGTAATCAGAAACCGCTGTAAAGTCACCATAACGAGGCACACGAACATTGTTAGGAAGCTCTCCAGTAAGTCCAAAACGACGAACGATAGTATTGATATCACATTCGTCTTTAGCGTGTTGCTGAGCCAATGTAGGCTCAGGACACGACAAACCAGAAGCATCAGATGCTTCCATAGTATCGTAGTTGTACGGAGTACGAAGAAAAACAGCAGATTTAGACATAAAGTCCTCCAAAAAAATCATTTAATTACGTTCACGAGAATAACCACCGGTTTCATTACCATGTTTATCATAATAAGTACCGGTTTCCTTAGAACCACGTTTAAACAAACCACCGACAGTATCCCAAAGAGCTTTCGCAGTAGTTGAGACATTCTCAGCATTAGCAGCAATAGTACCTCCAATATTAGAAGCAGCATCGGCTTTAGGTTGCAAAATAGTAGCCTGATTACCAGTCAAATAAGTCTGAGCAGCACGTAGTCCATTAAGAATAGGAATTGCAGCAGTTTCGGCTTTATTCCTTTCAGTAGAAGACTTTATATTATTAATCTCATGTTCAATCTTAGCAATTTCAGCAGTTAATTTAGCTGCCATAGCATTAGACTGAGCAGCAGAAGAATGAGCCTGGACAACTTGAGCAGCAATAAGATTAGGAACGCCAGCTTTAATCAAAGTATCAGCGTCAACATTACGAGTCTGAGCCTGTTTCAAAGCAATATCAGCATTGGTAGCACCAGTCTGAGCAGACAAATTATCTTTCTGTTCAGAAAGTAAAGAACCACGCGAAAAAGACTCGGCAGCAGAACCTGCGGAATTAGTCATAGTAGCTTGAGCACCAGCAGGAGTAGTAGCACCACCTTTAGAGTAAGCCAACATAGGATTAAGACCAGCAGCCTTCAAATCAGCAACAGCACGTTGATAAGACGTATTAGACATATCCTCTTGAAAAGCACGATTCTGCTCAGCTTGTGCAGCATTAGCAGAATTAGTACGCTCATTACCAAGAAAAGACGCTACAGCCATAGCAGCAGGGATTTCCCAAGACATAAAAACCTTTCTCCTTAGAAGAAACCTATCGGTTTCTCCCAAGGGATAAAA